CGCATGGCTCGTCCGATCATAGGAGTTGTATACCGTTCCACTGATGAGATTGACGAATCTACCTTCCAAATAAGCATCTAGCAAGTTAGCCGGATAAGCGTCTCGTAATGAATCGATGTACCCGGCTGGCAAATGTGGATTACTCGATGTCGGTGCTTGGATGATCTCATAACCATCTTTCGGGTCACGCTTCCAAGTCTCGTAGACGAACCGGAACCCTTCAGGTGTTGTCGTCACACCAATCGTATTCAAGCCACCATTGGGTTTGTGCTGACGATTTCGGGATAATATCTGTCGCCAAACATATGCCGCATCGTCTTTCTTCAAGGTATCAAGCTCATCAATGTCTGCGTCAGCGTGTTCATAACCAATGATTCTGGTGCTGTTATCCATCGACCGAAAGAAGATATGGCCGCATCCTTCAACATGAATCTGGTTGGTTGGGCTTTTGGTCAGCCGATAGGGTAAGTTCAACTCAGTCAGAATCTGTTCAAACCGAGGCCATGCGATCATTCTGATCAGATCGTAGGTAGGCTCGTAGAACCCTCGATTGCAAGATGGGTTGGCGAGTAGACCAAAGATACAACGTAGGATTGCCGCTTCAGTCTTGCCAGCACCAAAGCCAGCGACAAATGCCGGGAACTTAGCCTGACTGTAGATGTAATCGTATTGCGGGATGGTTGGCCTGATCTTAGTGACTAGATCGCTCGATGATGGTTGCCAGACTTCTGGCTCATCAATCTCAATCATCCTCATGCGGATTGACGACCTGTAGAACTACGTTATGACCTTGGGTTGAGCCTTCTTGTTGCTCCTTCCAGCCAGCCTGACACTTGAGATAAAAGATGGTAGCCACCGTATTTCCAGAGTTGCTCTGCTGTAATAAGTTCTGGCTGACGTTGAGGATTGCTTTCGCTTTGCCTTTTTTATACGCCTCAAAAACCTCCGGCTGTCTCCTCTCAACAGCCCGCAAAGTATTTTCCTCGATGCCAAAGTAATCCGCGATCTGGCCTTTCGTCATCACAGACGCGAGTGCCTCGACTTGAGCGATATCTTTGTCGTCGAATTCTACAGCGGGACGACCACCGCCTTCACCTCTTGCCATAGGCGAGAGAGTATCAAGTTATCTCTTGCGATACAATTTACCAATGATCCTAGAATAGTGGCCTTGTTTGTCATAGGGATCGATGACTGTGAAGCCTTGACGGGTTCTACCAATCAATGCATGAGGTCTTTTGTTGCCTTTGAGGAATTGTTTTGCCGCATCCAGTGCTTGATCTGCCGTGTGGAAGTAGATCATTTCAACCCAAGCCTATCCATAAAGTATTCGACAGCCTGTAGATGCGGGTTTCTCGATGGCTTGGTTTCCGACCATTGATTCATTGGCTTGTAAGGCACTGTCGACAGAGTGCCTCCCTCTCTGAAGTCGCTGACATCACCGCATGACATACACCATGTCGGATCACCAAGGGACTGACCGCATGTGGGACAGTGAGTATATCTAGCCATTATACATTCCTCTCAAATAAATACCGACCGATTTCTCCCACAATGCCAACGGCGACAAAAGCCGCCGCGAGACACAAAACAAACTCAAAGCCTGTCATGTCAGTTTCCTCCTAGCTGTCCGACCTAACGCTCTGTCGGCTTTACGCAAGCTCTTCAAAACGACTTCTGGCTCGACTGTATTGCCTTTCTTCATCGCTGACCAAGACTTCATACCAACCTTGGTGCGATTCTCCCCGTCAAGATCGCTGACGTGAACCCACTTGGTTCCGATCTGAACCTTGACCAATCGATAGCCTGATCCGATTCTAGGCAGTTCGTTGGTCACTACAACATATTGATATATCGTTTGCATTTGATCCCCCATGGGCCGCTTACGCGACCCGGTCTGCCCAAAGTTTCCAACGATTCTGGTTGGTGTCCGAGATGCCTTCAACCTGATTGAAGATCGACTTAGCGGCATCAAAGCTAACTGCATCAATCTTGAAGCCCTTTGACTTCTGACCCTTTGGATAAACGAAATAAGTTCCGATTCTCATAGCTATCTCCTCCGAGGAGCGGCTTACGCCGCCTCCGTGTTTTTGGTCAAAGAAGCATAAGGCGGAATGATGTGCCACACCCAAGCCAAGCCAGTTGCAGTAGGCTGACCATTACATTCACCACTGCAACAGCAGACCCAAGTGTCGTATTCAGAAACGACTAACTCACCAATCGCATCATCACGACCCATGTAAATGTGTGAAGACCAGACTTGGCTATCAGTGTTAGAAGGCTTGATAAACTCAAGATGAGTTTGAACGCCTTGAGATTGAGCGAACTCAACAGACTGACCGAACGTGCTTGGTCGAGCGATTGTGTCGATCTGCTCGCCACGCTTGCCAGTTTTAGGGTTGAACTTGAATACTTTCATGTCGTTTTCTCCTATTCCCAAAGGGACGGCTTACGCCGCTCCCATCAATTTATCGATGTCTTGAGATATTTCTTTGCACAGTTTGCGCTTGTATTGGAGCTTGCGAGAAAGTTTGATGTAAAGGCTGTTCCCGTGATTACTTGGAGCAACTGTTGCTCTCTGAGCTTCTAAAACGCGAATATCGTTGTTGACTGATTTTGCCAAATCGATGAGTTCTTGATAATTCATGTCGTTTTCTCCTGTGTGTTTACCCGACATAGATAGCATCCCTCATCTAAATCTAAATAACAACCTTTTTGTTGTTTATTTATCATTATTTTTTATTATTGTGTCGATCCCGTTAATTCTATGCCTTGCGAGGCGGACACGTTTCTTATCCTCCAAGGTCAGTCTTTGCCCTTTTTCTTTATCGTTCTCAGCAATCAACAGCACAAAGTCATCCTCAAGACGCTCCTGCGTCATCTTTCTCGTGACTGCCGGTCTAACGTAGTTGGAATCAGGTGCAAAGATTTCTGAAACTGGCATCCCAAGAGTCTCCATCAAATCCACGCCACCAGCACCGCAAACAAAACAATGAACACCGACTGATCTGTCAGCGCGTTCGCTGATCATCAAGTTTCGATGTTTGCCGCCATGTACTGGACAGACGGCTCTCCACTTATCTTGCCCTGCTGTTTTAACCTTTTCCAATCGAGCAAGGATGTTATTAACTGGCATTCTTCAACCTCGACTGCGCGTAAATCATATTCTCGCGTTTGATCCATCGAGTGACCTCATCCGAAACACTTGACGCTGATACTGGAGTGATCTTGTTAGGCCATACACCAAACTTACTACGGTACTTGTGCGCGACCCAGCCTTTCGATTTACCTGTTTGCCGAGCGTAGAGCCATAATTCACCAAGCCATTCACCTTTTCGATCTATCGATATCGTTTTGTTGGCTCGGTTTTGAGCCGTTAGCTTTTCAAGCACCTGATCATCGGTCACGATTTCCTCATAGTTTGGAACCTCATACCCGCACGAACACCGAATACCGACCATCTCTTGATAGCACTGTGGGCATTGCTGAACCCTCGGCTCCCTCTTCTCCTTGATCTGATTGCGCTCAGAAAACCGATGCTCCCCGTCATCAAGCTCCGATGGAACGATATGTTCCGCAAACCCGTGTCGTTTGACATTACCAGCGTGATCGAGGTAAATCGCCTTATCCTTGCCTTCTGCCGTTCTCATAATGCGCCCGGCACGTTGGACGTAGGCGATCAGGCTCTTAGTCGGAAAACAGTCGATCAGACAGGACACAGACGGCGCGTCATAACCTGTATTCAGCAGTCTTGAACATGAGAGAATCTGAAACTCCCCAGCATCGTGAGCCTCATACAAGTCCTGTCGAATCTCATCATCCGTATATCCATCGATGTGTTCTGCGCTGATGCCAGCCTCTCTGAACGTCTCGACCATGAACTTGGAATGTTTGATGCTTGGGCTAAATGCAATCGTCTGCCGCCCGTTGGCGCGTTTCAGCCAGTTCTTGACGATATCACCAGCTAAGATTCGATCCTTCTCAATCTCTTCAGCCAAGTCATTCGGGTCATAATCTGAACCGCCTGTCGTCAACGCTCTAGTTTTGACGTTCGCAGTATCGACCTGACGACCTCCGTAATACTCAACAGGACACAAGAAGCCTTGATCGAGTAGCTCTGCCGGAGTGATCGGCACAACAATATCATCGTAATGCTTGCGTAGCCCTTTGCTGAAAGGTGTTGCGCTAAGTCCAATAAATGGTATCGCATTATAAGCGTTCATCATCTTTGTCAGGCTTTCATAATGGGTGTGGCACTCATCGACGATAGCGATGTCGAATACTGGCATCCGGCTACGTCTCGCAAGAGTCTGGATACTTGCAATCTGGACAGGCTTACTCGGATCAGTCATCTCATGCTGGCCTTGCATGACTCCTAAATCTAAATTGTGACCCACAAACGATTCCAGGGTCTGTTGCACCAATTTAATTCTGTCGCAGATAAAAATGGCTCGTTTGCCTTTCTCTACTGCTGATTTGAGGATTGCCGCCGCTGTGATTGTTTTGCCAAAACTGCATGGCGCGGCGAGGATTGGTCTGCGATTGCCTTGTCGCATTGAATTTCTGAGCATCTCAACAGCGAGAGTTTGATGGGGACGTAAAAGTAAGCTCATTTCTCGCCCTTCTCATTTTGCCCAAACTGTGATCGCAACTCGCGTGATCGGAAGAATCCGTCATGCTCTGGATACATGACATGAAAGTATCGGGCGTAATATGCCGTGTAATTGTTGCAAATCTTGAATGGATCGCCCTTTGTCTCAATGTCGGTATGCCAGCGAATGCGCTCAAAGACTGCCTTACTACTATAGTGCTGATGTCCTCGATTGATGATCTGAAACGTGAATTTCACAAACAAGTCCCAAACATGAGGATTCTTTTTGTGGTACTCCCACCACTGTTGCTTGATTGTTTTACTCATAATCAGCGACCAAGGTTTGTTCTTGACCCCATTGCGGAGTAAACCACCTGTAACCAAATTCTCCGCCTTGGTTAAAAAGATAGTCAATCGCTAATTCTTCGCCTGAGTGAATCTCAAAATCATCGTGGTCTTGAACCATAAACGAGAAGGAAAACTCACCGTTGTCTCTTTTACAAATAGCCGCTAGCTCAACAACGAATGGATCACAATGCTCATCAATTTGCCAATAGAGTTTCTCTGGCGTATTTGAGTAAACAATTCCAAGCCAATCTTTGGTACGCATCGCAAACAGTTTTTTGTTCCGATGCTCACCTAACAAATAAATCGGTTCTGTTCGATCAATTTTATTCATCAACCTTTCTCCCAAATTTCAGACATAGTTGGTCTTTTGAGGACGTAGGGTGATCCCTGTCCATCCGATACGCTATAGTCCATGCAGTCTCTGTCATCAGCAGTGCTTTCGATGGCGGGTATCTCCATCCGGTAGCTCAACCGTCCCTGCCCGTAGGCGGATCACCTCTAACGCTGTTTGTCCCGTCCTCAAAGGTCGAGACTGCAATCTTGCTTTTGGGTGCTACAGCACAATGCGACTGTTTTAACAGACACACAGATCGGAATGAGATTGAGAGAAAAAGTGTTGAAATTTGGGCGGAGTAGCCTCAAACTATCACCAGTGCCGGAATGCGGTCACGGGTGTCTTTCTCCTGTGTCTTAATCCGGTCTGCTAGGGGATTTTCCGCTCCCCGTCCGGCACTGTCTTAACTATGCTCCTCTGTTTTCAATTGTTCAACTAGTTTTTTTCAACTGGCGGTAAACCCACCAGATAATTGAAATTTGACTAATCACTAACAACCAACCCATACCACTCATAATCAAGTAGTAGATTTCAGTCTCAAAAATTGTCATCGGATGAACCATTATTCCACCATCACACCATGTTTTTTGGCGTGTTCTTGCGCCAATTCTTGAGCTTCATCGTGATCAATTGAAACGACAGGATCCTCTTGATCGGAACTGATTGTGGCTGACTCAGCCTCAAACTCAAACACCCACTCTGCCGGGTCAGTCTGGGTGCGGCGATAGTGCTGAACACATTCCATTTTGTAATGAATCCAGAACTTCTTACCATCTTTTTGATGGCTAAAACTCATCGGTACAATTTCACCCATTTCTCTCTCCTAATCAATGACTGAGTGACCGCGACCTTCAAGGCATCGTCTCACTCGCTTTTTGTATGTCGATTCCTTGCGTGGAATCATCCCCAAGGTGGCTGTGGAAACATACCAGTTCATGGCTGTCTGCACTTGATCAATTGATGTGACCGTATGCTCATCAGCCAGTTCCTTACAATGTTGCACATCGTTGGTAATCTCAGCCGCCTTGTTCTCAGCGTAGGTTCCCGACCGACCACCTGTGTCGATGATCGGCTGATAGGAACAACCTGTCATAAGGAATACTGTCATCAGGAAACTACTTTTATTCATTGCTAGTTCCTCAACTATAGAGCCGCCCTTATGGACGGCTGGCTAACCATTCTTCGCGCTCATTATTGAAACGCTCGTTGGCTTCCGGCATGCCTTCAAAGTGGATGCCATCGAATTGTTGGCGATTGACCTTACCGTGGTCATGCTCAACTACACCTGCATAGATGTAGCCAATCCGCCAAATCTGCTTGTCAGACATACCGTGGTTTGCGATCAGACCACCATTTTTCATGTGATCAAATGCGGCTTTAGCGATTTGTGCTGTTGTCATAAACATAATTCTCTCCCCGGAGGAGCGGCTTACGCCGCCACCTCGTTTACAACATCGTAGTCAGCGAATGCACAGTCGTCTGTCATCAAGCGAGACAACTTGCGGCGGTTGAGCGAATCACTCTTATGTACAGCCTCTGGATTAAGAACTGTGATTTCGCTATCTGAGATGCGGACAACACCAAGGTTGCCTGCTGAAATGCATGAGCCTGAAGGGCCAGTAGTGATGTTGAGGATGCGCTGACCCTCGTAATTGAACACCCAAAGGATCTTGCCAGACTCAGTGACGTAGAAATTTTCAGTGCCGTACTTCTCGTGACGCTTGGCGTTATCAGCCTGCACGTTTTCGTAGCACTCAAACATTGGGTAGCCAAGGATTTCAGAAGCCATAGTTACAGCAGTGTTGAAGTCTGAAGCGATTTTTAAGTTTTTCATGTCGTTTCTCCTGTTTGTTTCTTGATTCGACATGGATAGTATCGTTCATATCATTATAAGTGTCAACACTTCTGATGATTTATTTTCGCTTTTTGTTGATTATCTTTTCTTTTATGCGTTTCTTCTTCCGGAATATTCGCTTGATTCGTTGCGCATATTCAGCAGTGATCTCGGTAAATTCTTGGCATGACTCAATAAAATCGACCTTCGGTTGCCCGATTTTCCAAACCAAAGCGACCCTATAGTCACTTATATTTCCTGATAACCATCGATTACATTTGACACAAGACTTGTGCGCGTTCCATTGATGAAACCTAAGATGGGGTGCTGACCCGACTGATCGATAATGGGAACAATCCCAGTTTCCTCCATACGATCCTTCACCCGTCCACCGACCGCATGAGATACAGGGTACATTGCGATCTCTGAACCGAATATAAGCATTGAATGCTGTTTGAGCCTCTCGAATGTGATCAGAACGTGTCTTGTGACGCATCCTAAGCTCCCTGACAGCCTTTTTACGATCTTTCTGTGTCTTTGCGTCAGAAAACGATTTGAGGCACTCATAAGAGCAAAAGGAGCGTAATTGAGACTGAATCGTCTTTTCGCTATCGCACTTGGTTTTACAATGAGCGCATCGACGGGTTTTTGATTTCACACTTTGATCGCTCGATAGTTTGCGTTCATTGACCGCCAAGCCTCAATCTTGGCCTCTGCCGCAACTCGCAAGAATCGCATTCGCTCATCCTCATCAATCGCTATCTTCAATGATTGCAGATGTTCCGCATATTTTGGATCGGCCAGAGCCTCTCGCTCTTGCGCTGAGACAGGTAAATCCATGTGCTGTTTCATCAATTTGGCTCGTAAGACCTTCCGATATTCATCCAGATATAAACGCTCCGCCCGCTTCTGGGCGGCTTCTTGGGCAGTATCGCGGAGCCAATCGACTGCCGCCTCGACTTCCTGCTCGTTAATCACGACCCTAGCTCCAAGAATTTTCCGAACTCAATATCAAGATAGTTGCAAATTGTTTCGACTTTCGACACTTTCATATCATTCATATTTCTCCATCGATGAACCTGTTGCGGCGACACAGATAAATCTTTCGCTAACTGACGGCTACTGACCTCGTTGAGTTCTTGCGCGATGCGTAAACTTTTTCCTACGTTGTATTTCATTTTGCTCTCCAGATGCTAGACTGTAATCTCATTTGACTCCCTATGATTGCCGCCAGAATGATTCCCTCTGGCGGCATTTTTTTTAGAACGGTATTTCCTTATCTAAATCCACTGGATTCCCCTGACTTGGCGGAGTCATGGGTGCTGGTGATTGCTGAGATTGCGCCGATCTTCTAGCCGCAAACTTGGCCTGATCCTCCCGGTGTTTCTTTTCCTCATCGAGAGTCATTGGTCTGGTCTTGATGCTTGAATAGTTGCCATTGTTCCAGACGCTGACTTTTTTACATTGACCATCGATCTCAAGGAAACCTGTAAAGTCGGGTTGTTGACCTGTCTTGCTAGTGTTTGGGAAAAACTTGCCCAGACCATCATCTTTTGTGAATTCACTCATTTCATATTCTCCAATCGTTGTGTTTCTTCCATAATTTCCTCGCAAGCCTTCTCAACTTCAGCCGCGAGCTTCTTGATGTATTCATCGTCTCGTCTAATGCGAGTGACAAATATCGGCATCGTTTCGTGGTACGACACAAAATCCCACCACTCTCGATCTGTGATCCACATACATCCTTGAACTTGTGGAATGTGTGTAGTCGGCATCTCTTGCGACCGTAGGACAGCAACATGGTTTGCTGGCTTGAAGACTTTGATCTCTAGTCCACCATCATTGCTGATCAATCCATCTGGTGATGCTCCGCACTCCAGAGAGTCGTGCTTGCACAAACCAACCTCGGCAATAGTGCAATCGGTCATCAACTGATAAAGAGATCGAGCCTTTGCCTCAAGCTCTGTGCCTCTCTCCATCCACTCCGTAACCGTGATCTCTGGGCTTTCACCAGTAAGTTTTTGAGCAATCAACTCATTGATGTACGACTTGGCTTGAGTGCTTTTTGCACCTGTCGGATTGATCAATTTGCCAAAGTTAGAGGCAGTAGGACAGCCAAGACGCGCTTGATGCCATTCTGGACTCCGTTGCTCATGATCAACGATTCTCATGGTTTTTCGCCTCTTCTTCATAGATGTCAGGCTCATCTCCATGAGTACTGGCATCAACTACATCATCAGAAGGTGCGGGGGGCTTGCTGTTTTGCTGTGATTTTTTCGTCTGCAACATTTTTAACGCTTGATCGTAAACGGCTTGAGTCATTGACCCAACGCTGTCGACTTCGTAATGAGCTAGAAATGCCCGTAAATCAGCATTTGTATCTTTCAATAACTTATTGATCTCATCCTTTTGCTGGCTGGTCAAAGTAAAAAAATTACCCTGCTCCAGCATATCTGCGTCATCTCGCTCACCAGAGTTGATTTTGAAGATTGTTCGCATAGCAATTTTTTCAAGATACGACAGAGCGATTCCTGATGATTGCGCTCCGACGAACGGAAGAGTGATTGATCTGCGAATCGGAAAATTCCAAGTCGCCCCATCCTTATGAATAATCGTGAACTGATAGACGGCACGATAAAGTTTTTTATCTTCACTAAGACTGCTTTCTAACTCGTCAGGGATAATTAAAATCCCTGCATCGTTCATCAGTGGACGCATTTTCTCGTAGTATTTGTCAATTGACACATACTTATACTTAGAAAAATCGTTGGTTGAGTCATAGCCTAACGTGCCAATTTGCGTTTGCACTTGGAACAGTGCATTGGCGATTACTTTTGGGCATTCGCTTGATTTTTGAGTAGTCATGTTTATTTCTCCTGTTACATAACAAGAGTATTAAACATCATTTGAGTGGATAAAAAAAGCGTTTTATGATTATTTATGTCATTAATTCAAAATGTGGGGCATCGATGAATGGCCTCCGTCCTTCTCCCCGTCTGGTGTCGATGTAATCGTTCATAGCGGCTTCCATCGTACCCGTCCATCCTCGCAGATCAGAAATGTGCCATGCGGCTCCCCATCGGATGTCTACGCCTTCTTCAGTGGCGGCTTGTTGCATGGCTTCAGCAATGTTGTCGTAGACGTTAAGTTCCCATGATCCTCGACCGCCTATGTAGGCCATGAGATCGACTGCCAAGCCGTCTAGGTGTTTTGACTTCATCGTCTTGCTCGCGCCTTTTTCCACCAAGGCTTTTTGTTCTTCTTCTGTGCGTAGACCCTGAATGACCCCAAAATCTGTATCAGTAATTTGAATGGCTCTTGATACAATCTTGACCAGCCGTTCATCCACACCTTGTAGTCGATCTAACGACCGTTGACTGAGTTCAAACATCTTTTTTCTTCCTCGCAGAGCCAACGGACTCTGCCAAGCCTCCACCAAAATAGAATCCCGCAATCAGAAGCATGACGTAGTTGATTTGAAACTGCTCCATCACCTCAGAAACAGCAGATGGATCGCCCTTTCCGGTCAGTGTCATCACAAGAACTAAGATAAAACACGATACATAAGTGAGGCCAAACATTAAGGCAAGATACCGCTGGGCTACCTTGAATGGGGCATATGAGTTCATTAAGGCTACTTTGGCTTGTGTCTTCGCTTCAATCGACTCAGTTTCAGAAGTATGCATGTCGTCAATCAGATCCATGCCTTTCTTGATGACCGACTCACTACCCAGTATTTTTCCTAACGCACCTAGAATCATAATCACCTCAGTATTTTAGTGTTTTTCGCATTAACCCATTCGGGTATGCAATACGCCTGTACTTTACGTTTTGTCCAATAGTTGTATCGTGTACGACTCACCCGATCTGCAAAATAGTTGCACCGATTGATGGAGTAAAAATACGCCTTCTTGTCGGGAATGACCGTTCCGTCTGCTGTCATCACGATCAAGGCGAAAACGTAGATCATTTGTCACTTTTTTCTTGCTTCTTCGCTTGATAGGCTCCTGCGGCAAAAAATGAAGCCACAAGGCCAGCCACCGCTATAAAGTACGTCCCAGCGATATCAGCAATGAGTTCAGCCGCTTTATCAAGTCCGAACAGACTACATAGAAAAATACCAGCGGGATAGCACAATAAACCAGCCAGCGCATACCATGCCATCGCCCTGACTGGCTTGTCATTATCCAGCATTTGACGACGACGATCCTCAATCTCAATAACCAATAACTCATTTGGATCGAGAGTGCCATTTTGATTCGTATCATATTTTTTCAAATAGCTCATAGAGCTTGCCATTCAAATTCATCAACCGGGACGCAAACCACATTATAGTTTTTGATCGGCTTACCAATCTTTTGAATCATTTCTTCTCCAGCGTACAAACATTTGATGTGCGTGGGATGTATCTCTAAAATCCTGAAATAAAACGTCATGTCAGAGAAAAAAATACCCATCAGCACCCAAGACATAACAGCCTCCTCATGCTGGCCTCATAGTAGAGAGCGAATATATAAAACCACCGACCGCGACCAATCCCAACAAACAAACAAATACAATAACCACAGACTTAGCGATATCAGCGTTTCTCTTCTGCTTCGCAATCTTCGCTTTCTTTTGTGCTTCCAGTGCTTCATCTCGATTACGTTTGGCTTCTGCCGCATATTTCAGGAAGTCTTGGTAAAGGTTTGCTCTCCCCTGATAAATCAGCATGGTCTTTAGCTCTTCCTCGCGTTGGCGTAATTTTTCGAGGTGGAGAAAATTTTCAAGATCGGAGCCAGTCGATTGCGAACTGCCTGATTTTTTCTGGATTTCTGCCTTGGCGTCAAAATACTTGCCGAGTTGCTCGGCACAATCAGTGATGTCTTTGCCATTCTTCAGTAGCTCTTTTACCGCACCAATCGCGGTGTTTGCGGTTTGGACTACTGCAATGGCTTCAAAGATCATAACTGAAGCACGAGACTCACTAATAAAAGTAAACTTGCACCAGCCGTGGAAATTACGACGATTTCCAACCGTTGTAACCTGCTTCGTAGCATTTCGTAACGCTCTGCACAAACTGCCTCGTGCGTGGTAAGATTTGCCTTCACTTTTTCTATTTGAGAATGCGCTGAAGCTACAGTTCTGTTATCCATTTAGATTTCCTCCGGCCAATCGTTGATCGGTGCATTGCCTGTTGGATTGCCATCAGCGTCTACGGGAACGTCATACAAAGCCATGAACGCCGCATGGTCTGACGAATTGGTTATCGCAGTTTCGATAGCTCCTGACGCAGTGCGGACAGCCGTTCTGTAATCTGTAACGGAACTTGGTATCGCCGTTCCCGCCTCTGCCTTTCTCGTGACCATCCAATCAGTTTGGCTAAGTTTATCGCTCGCTGTTCTTTTAACTTGCTGGATGGCGTTGTACTTGAGTCCTCTGGTGATGATTTGATTTCCTTTTTCATCGAGAATAGGGTTTCCATCATCATCAACCTCGTTGATGTCTATAAGCGATCGCTCAATCAGAGATGTCTCATCAGCATTCCATCCCCAGTAAAATTTGTTATCCCAAGACTTAGGATCAGCTTGATAAGTCAATCCTGCCGCTTGTTTTTCTTCATCCGTCCATCGCGCCCATGTTTGCGGGTGAGTGACTCCATTAGAGTCTTTCCACGATTTACCTTCGCGGATAACTATATCGCCTAATTTCCACATTATGTGTTACCTCGCATTACTGAATTTTGTGGGTTGATCCGCAAACGCCATGTAGATGTGCGTATCGCCCGATCTGTTGACGCTTGTATCTGTTCCACGAATTTTGAAACCATTGCTCAAAAAATCCAATCCACGACTTGATGCCGTCCCTTCTGCACTGCTCAGGTTTGCATATACTGGATTTTCAACTTGGTTGTCAGCGTCTCTCTTGTCATCAAACATCGGCCATATTTCAGCAAAGTCAGCGTTCTTAATCAAAACAAAAGCAGGTCTAAACCCTGTGTACACAAATGGGCCATCTGAGCTACCGTTGCCAACAAAGCTAGAAAACTTTGAATAACCTTCTTTTGGTGCAAAGCAGTAGGCGATGTAGTCTGTTGATGGAGCATTTACGTTAGCTGATCCAAAGTTTACTGTGAATACAGATGTTGTCGGTGCTGTGTTGTTAAACCCATC